ATACCGCTGGCAGCATCAACCAACTGAGAAACGGTGCCACTAGGTTTAACACAAGTAACGGCAGCAGAAGGATTAATGCCAATACTATTAGCCCAATGAGCATTAGTCTTAACAGCGTGGTCACGAAGTGTATTAAGTACTTGTTTAAGAGTTTCATCATTGGTGCTCATCATCTTGTTGTCAAGGATGCCAGTCAATGAGACACCTAACAATGCCTCCTCTTCAGTATTATCTCTCCAGCCCTTACTAAGATACGAAAATTTTGTAAGTGTTGCCTGAAGTGTTCCCAGTATAGCGGCAACTCCCACCTTACGCTTAAGGGATTCAAGCGTATCGTCATGTCGGACGACGACTTCACTGAGATTGCAAAATTGCTTGGGCCGAAGAATAATCTCGCTACATGGATTGCATCCAAAATCATGTTCTGTGTCTCTTCGTCCCAGAGAGGCAACCTTTTCCTTAGCTGCAACTCGGTTAAAAATTCCACGTTCTCCTGATTTGGATTCATATAGAGACAACCATTCCTTCATAAAGGTACCCATCTCAACGGGACCTACATAACAGACAGAGTTATTTGCCAAGGCACGTTGGGCATTATCTTCCCACCATGCACCGGACTTTGCCACTGCCATGTTAGAGTCTTCAAGATCCGACAGAGAGATCATAGCTGAACGGCGGACACCACCGACTACAACAATCTCAGCAATCTTACACATTAGATCATGGCATTCAATCGGCTTCAGCTTACGGCCTGCTGCCTTCTTGAAAGTTTCAATACTAAACTTGAACAGATCCTCTAGTGGTTCTGGTCCACTGGCTCGGCCTCCGAAGGTACGGAGTCGTGCTCCCTTTGGTCGGACTCCCGAGACATCCCACTTAGGGATATTGCCAGCATAGAGTAGAGAGAGCAGTTCCTTGTATGCCTTAGCCCATCCGTTCTTAGAATCTCTAACAACGATTGTGGTATCTGAGTCATGGAAGGTCTCTGCTACGGTCGGTAATTTGTTGGTGTATTTTTCTTCAACAGAGAAACCCACACCGGTACCGTTCATTAGAATCTGGAGGGATTCATCAAAGGCACGAGGGGAATCTACTGCGGTGTAGGCACAATTATAACCTGCCACGTTGTCACGTTCCAGTGCTTTACCTGCAGTCATGAGTGCTCTCATGGATGGCATCACCTCAAGATTCAGGATAGCTTCCTTCAGCATCTTGGACTTACTACCAAGATCAAAGTCAAAGTTATCCTTCAGGTGCTTCTTAAAGAAGTTCAGGTAACGGTCAACAGTCTCGTCCCAGTTCTCACGGCGGCCTTCCTCTGGTAGCCAACGAGAGTAGCGTGATTTATAGATGAACTCTTGGTAATTAGTCGGCAGTTGATTCATTTTCTTCTTTGTCCTTAAGTGCCTTTGTCATTAAGCTGATGAGTCCTTCTTGGACTAACAGTTCGGTACCTTCACGGTCGGTGTCTACCTTATACGTAGCAGATCCATCCTCGTGTTCAATCAGTTCACTGATCGTAATCTTCATAATAGTAATCCTCTCCTACTTCTTCAACAGACTCTGCATCTTCATTGAAATACTCTCCCATACTTTCTGGATAGTAGCTGTCACAGTAATCACAAAGCTGCTCCCGATAGTCTGTAACCCTTTCAGGAAATCTTTCAAGAAGATCTTCCACTGTGATTTCAAGTAGGTCAACAAGGGTATCGGCATCACACACTTCCTCCAGTTTTCTTAGTAGTTCGTCCCGGGACATTCTTCTCCTCCTTAGATTCCAAGTTTTTTACCATTAGTTGTGTAACTGCCCCGGTCTGGGACACAAAGGGACTACCATGTAGATCCCACCCATCTGCAAGTAAGTTGTTTGTTAATTGTTCAAACCGATCCATCCGTGGTGTCTGTACCACTGTCACCTTCTTCATATTCAATCTCCCATTCTCTTAAGTTATCGTAGAAGTCATCCCAGAACTCTTCATCGTCTAGGTCGTGTTCATTCACCAGATTCTTCAGCGGCTTCGTCTTCTTCATATTCAGTTATCAGTTCAATGAGACTTTCAAGAAAAGTAACAGGATCTTTTGGCAACTGGAACATCTGTTCTGCTTCCATATCAAAGACCCTGTACCAGCTAGTGCCCAGATCCCAATCATATTTAATTAGGATGTAGTTGTCTACCTGTGATACTGCCGTATATTTAATCACTTCCTCACTCCTTCAAATTGGTGCTTGCGTTTTAGGTTATTTGCCTGTCCAAGGATTTCCCCCGGTGCCGGTCCCTTAAACTCTTCAATCCAGCCGTTGTAGTAGGCATCGGATTCCAGTACCTTCCGCTGCCATTGGACCTTACATTCCATGTACCGGACTGCAGTGCTAGACTTCCATTGGTGCAGGATCTTGAAGGTAAAGTTTTCCATGCCTTCACGGTAGATGTCATCCTTCAGTTCACGGCTGCTGGAGATGTACCGTTTCCAGTCTGATTCCTTCCAATGGTCTGCACACCAGCCGGGATTGGACATATCCCTAACCACTACCTTCCGGGTGGTTGCCTTGGACCAATAGAACTTACGGCCAATGTACTTCCTACCGGTCAGGTTGTTTGTAATCTCGTACACAAACCCGAAGTAGTTTTCTGGGTCCGGCTTCTTCCCAGTCCAATGACTAGCCTTCGGCCCGCGTGAGCTAGAAGTTACCCGCTTCCGGGTCTTGGATGTAGTGCTTGGTGATCTTGCCAAAGTTTTTCTCCTGTAATGCTCCGTGACATTCGTACTTGAATCCGCAGAAGCTGCAACGCATATCCAATTCCCCGTTAGCATTAACAGACCATACTGGATGGTCTGGAGGTGTGGACTTGCTAATAATGTCCTTAACATAAATGACATGATCCTCAATGTTCTTTATGGTATTGACGCTAGTGAGTTTACATTCACCGGTGTTCTTATTTAATACAATGAAGTGTGCCTTCTTTTTTCCAAGGGCATGGGCATAGGCACTGATCTGCTCAAGGTATCCGAAGCTATCGTTCGTTACTTGCAGTCTTGAAGTCCACCAGTTCGTTATCTACCACGGCATCACAGGAACCCTGTACACCTGCAACGGATAGCTTCAACTGTTCGTCCCGTACCTTGTGTCCACTGATCTTGATCACCGCCTTAAGCAAGGCTTCCATGAGGTGACCCTGCATGAAGGTTATCCACAGCTTATCACCCGGCTGTTCTTGCTCATAGTCATGTGCCTTGTACCACTGCATACGCTCACACTGACCGATGCTGGAGATACGAATCTTACGCTTGTCCTTCTCTTCCTTGTAGTGGTTATACAATGCAGAGCCACACTCTTCCATGAATTGCTCAATGACTTCATTGAAGTCCACTCCCTCAGCTACATACTTCTCACGGAGGCTGTGATATAGATCGGGAATTACATAATGTATATCTGACATAATTTATCCTTCAAATTTGTATTATCCGAGATGTGTAGTACCAGTGATGGTATTATCATATAGACCATCCAACTGATTCTGTTCAACCATCTTATCTAGTTTAGCAATCCTTTCTGAAAGTGTAAGCATGTATTCACGGAGATACCATTCCGCTTTTGCAAGGTCTTTCAGTGGAGTACCCTTGTGATTGTGCCTAGCAATATACTTGATAACATTGCCAAGTTCAAAGCCAAGATCCCAATCATGGATAACATCAATAGCTTCAATGGTGTGTTGTTTGTAATGAGAATTCATGATAGTCCTACCTTGAAGAGATCCTCTATCTGTTTCAGTATGAAAGAAATCTGGAGCAGTTCATCTGAATTAATGATTGTGTTTTCAAAAGTAACGGTCAATGCTCCATCATCAAACGCTTTGACGACACCAACATCAAGACCTGCTGCTTCATCTACGATTTCCCACTTGGTTGGGTATGCCTTAATCACCGTGTACTTCCTCCATGAATTTCACGTAATCAATGTACTTCATGTAATGACTAAGTACTTGTGCCATAGCTGCATTTAAACGATTGTTATTTACAACATCCTCAGGCACGATGACAACTGGATTCTGTATGTGATCCATGTATTCCTTCTTCAGGTATTCTACAAAGATCTCCTCAGCCTGATCATCAAACATTTCTATCTCTAATGTTGCATCAATCCGCATCATTAATCTCCGTAATTGTGCAGGGGACATGCCCATTAAACTGATCAACAAGTTCCTTGGGATAGCCCTTGGATATTAACCAATCGTTGACTGATAAATCTGTCACATCCTTGGGCATCTCCATAGGGAAACCATACTTCCACCCCATCGGTGGGTCAATCAATAGTTTCATCAGTGAGTCTCACTCCAATTGTTTCCAACCTTGTAGTCACCATCCATTGGACATCTCAATCCAAGTGATTGCTCCGTCATACGGATGGACTGTACTACCTGCTGACCAAATGCATGGGCATCCTCTTCATGGACCTCAGCCTGAATCTCATCGTGAATGTTACCGACTAACTTATAACGTAGCTGGCAAGTATCAACGAGATGCACGAGGGCCTGCTTCATAACGATTGCACCGGCAGATTGCAGCAGTGTGTTCAGTGCTGAGTGTGCTGATCGGATGTGGAGTTTCCTTCCATCCAATCCTTTAAGCCATCCACGCTGCCGCACTGTATCATCAACTCGTTGTCTAAGTCCTGCCAGTGCAGGAGTATTGCTAAGGAAGCGAGCCTTAAGAGTTCGTCCATCGTCCGAAGATCCTCCAACAATGCTTCCGATTTTTGCGTCACCTGCTCCGTACAGGAAGGCATAGATAAAAGTCTTTGCCTTATCCCTTGTATCAAGTCCAGCAGCGATTTGGTTTGCTGTGTGAACATCTCCGTTGAGGATTTCATTGGTGTAGTCCTTGTCGTTCATATAATGTGCAAGCATACGCAACTCAAGCTGTGCAGCATCGGCACCCACTAGCTTGTAACCATTGGGGACGGTGAACAGTGACCGCATCTCTTTACCGTAGGGACTGTATCCTGCCGGCACCTGTGCTAGATTAGGATCACTATGTGTCATGCGACCTGTGATTGCCCCATTGGTGTTGACTCGTCCATGCAGTCTACCATCATCCTTTAGATTATCAAGCCAGTTATTGAGCATACCTACTCGTTTCTGTAACAATAAGTATTCGTTAATTAACTTAGCCTCTGGAATATCTACACCGTCCAGTGTGGATTCATCAACAATTGGATTACCTTTGTCAGTGAAGCGGTCAGGTTTCCATCCTAGTCTAGATAGTCTCTCTGCAATCTGTTGGCGGCTGCCCAGATTAAAATCAACCCAACGTATGACGCTAGTCCAGCCAGTATCAATCCCGTCAAAGGACCGATCAGTCCAAATATGGTCAGGAGAATCAACAAAGTTGAGACCAGCACGATTGAGGTTGCCTGTCTTAGTGTACTTAGGACGGTACTCCCGAACAATCTTTGCAATTGGTTTCCATTCATTATGTATTTCCATTTCAATGTCTGACATACGGCTACGAAGATCGCTGAGTAACTTGACTGCAGCCTCTTCATTGAACAGCCAGCCGTTATTGGTTTGATTAACAATAATACCAGCCACTCGGTGCTCTAACTCTACGGAATGTGTACTGAATTCTTTGACCATTGTTTTGGTCAGTTCTCGGTACACTCTCTGTGTCACCTCCACGTCCTGCTTGCAGTAGTGAAGCATCTCCTCGGAGTACTGGGTCCAGTCCGAGTGTTCTCCTTTCGGGAATCCCAGACGATTGCCCCAGTTCCTTAGACTGTGACCGCCTTCTTGTGCAGGATCGGCAAGACGGCTTAGTATCAGCGTATCCACAATCGGTCCAGTGTGTTTGTAATTCCATACCTTCTCCAATGCAGGGAGATCGTAGCCTATGATGTTATGACCTATGAGTCTATGTCCAGCCACAAGTCCAGCAAAACCACTATGATCGCCGTTAGTAAAGACATGTACACTATTAGTTTGATCATCTTTCACCACCACACAATGTATCTTGGTTGGGTTAAATCCATCGGTCTCAATATCAAAAATCAGATCCTTCATCATCGGGCCTCTGTGTTTCGTGCATGCGTCCAGTTAATTTATCGTACTTCAACCAGCAAGCCGGTCCTGTGAGTCCCGTGAATCTGTTCTTGATGACTCGGATAAGGGTTGTGTTACGGCGGTCTTCGTCTTCGTGCTGTTGATCCCTTTCCAAACCCAGTACGATATCGGATAGTTGTGCAATTGCATGCGAACCTCGTAGCTGATTGAGACTAACCTCTGCCCCTCTCTCATGTCCCTTGTCCCCTGTCGGTCTACGTAGATGTGATACAAGGAACATACCGACACCGGTTTCCTGTACCAAAGTTCTGAGGCTGGTCATTAGCCGGTCAATTAACTGTCGTTCATTGTCACCCTCCATACCAGACACGACAATACTGATATGGTCAATGATGATCCACTTACAGTCCAATGCCTTTGCCATGTAGCGGACACGGTTCAGTAGGTTTTCCTCAGCCGTGGAACCGAAGTGATCATACAAGAACACCCTGCCAGTTCCCAACGTCCGGTTAAAGTATTCTCGTTTCTCTTCATCGCTTGCTACCGTATCCGGCAGGTGTAACAACTGGTTTGCCTCCACCGACATGATTCCAAGTGCAGTTCGTTTTGTTGACTCTTCAAGTGCAAGTATGCCGATGTTGTCATCTGTGTTCCTTAGTATCCAGTGTTCCAGTTCACGCATGATGCTGGACTTACCCATCCCTGAGCCACTGGTGATGGTTACCAGTTCCTGCTGACGAAAGCCATAGGTGTAGGTATTCAGGCAAGCCCAAGGATAATCAACGGACTTGATGTTATCCTCTTTGATAATCTCATCCCAAAGATTCTTGGCATTAATGATACCGTCCGGTGTGTATTCCTTTGCCTTCCACCAGAGATCCATGAATTCACTGGTCTTACCGGACTGTAGGTATTCACCTGCATCCTTGAGTTCTAGGTTTACAATCAATACCTTACCGGGACTGAATAACTGAGCCACCTGCTTGGCTGCTGCCTTACCGGGATCATCGTTGTCAAAGCATAGGACCACCTTCTCAAAGGAATCCACGAATTCAAATGACTTCTTAATGTCCCGTAGTGCCCCGGCTGCACCTGTGCGGATACTGACTGCAGGCCAGCGGCTACCCATCATCTGATAGGCTGCTGCTGCATCTTCTTCACCCTCGGTGATGGTGATGTACTTACCACCTGCCTTGAACAAGTGTTCACCGAACAGTCCAGCATCGTTGGAGTTACCTTCATAGCGGAAGGACTTGTCCTTAATGCCACGGTACTTGAGACCGACCAAGGAACCATCCTTATCAAAGTATGGATAGACCTTGTACTCGGTATTGTTGTTGAAGAAATTCGTAATGCGGTACTTTTTGTTGGTGTCCAGTGTAGTGCCACGGCCCATGTCCGGCTTTGAATCACCGGGGATTTTTAGAATGTCCGCCATAACGGTATCTGTTTCTCCATTGGAATAGACATGGTAGTTACAGGCAAAGCAGTGTGCAGTGCCGCCTTCGTACCATATCAGGTTGTCTTCGTGAGTGTCGCCGCCCATGCTTGCACACTGGGGGCATTGCGTCTTGTGTGTTACCGCTCTCTTGGGTAACGGATCATTATGGAAATCCACTTCTCTACTACCTCTGTAGGAATTAAAAGGATAGGCAGTTTAATGTCATGCCTAGGACGATTACTAAGACTTAACTAAGAACGCACGAGTAATGGTTAATCGTCAGTCTTAATAACTTCGTTTAGGGATTCAATCATCCCTGCTTCATAGCCATCTTTATAGACTTCAAAGATCTGCTTCTTGATTGTGTTCGGGGGCAGGGGTTCCTGCTTGTCCCACCAGTCATGGAATGCAGTATCAACGTCCATGTTAGAAGTCTCCAGCGTTATCTGCTGCTGCAGATTCCTTGGCTTCTGGATTCTTCTCCAGCAACTTCACCTT